CCCTGTGGTCGTACCCATAGGCATTCGCCTTGCGGACTCTGCGTGTAGCCGATGTCGTTCCAAATGCTGAAGTCGTGGTAGAACTCCGAGCGCACTAAGTCGCTCACCTCAAAGTTGATTACCTCGTTGATTGAGTAGCCCTTTGCGAGGTTGTAGTTATTTGTTGCGGATGCTGCTTTGGCTCCCGTGTAGATAGCAAGATTCAAAGTCATCTCGTTCAATGTATCATTGGCGAGAGCGTTGTTCTTGCCCGTGATGAACTGCGGACTGCGAGCCATTGCGAGGCTGCTCGGGGTGGATATTACAGGAGTACTCATTTTTTTTTCAGAAATTCTTTGAAGTCATCGGGGGTTAGTCGGAATGCGTCTACCAATTCAGCAGGCAGCTTTTGGTACGCAAGGTTAAAGGGGCGTGAGTAAAAGAACGAAGCAGGTATGCCCTTGCGGTAAACGCTGCGAGCAATCAAAAAGGCCGTGCTATCGTAGCTCAAGAACTTGCCCTTTTCGTCACGGAATTGGAAGCGTCTTGCTCGTACCCACTTCTTCATCGCCTCCGTGAGGCCGCCCTTCTTGCCCCCCTTACCCGTGCCGAACCGGAACGGGCTTGCTTGGCTTTCGGGGTAGGTGCTATTCTTGCCCTTTACACCCTTGTCTTGGAACTCACCATAGGGCAGCATAGAAAACGTAGCTGAAAACGAATCCCCTGTTTTTGAGGCATCGCTTTCCCACTTGATAGAATCGTATAGCTCTTTGGTGACGTTCTTATTCTTGCGAGTGAGGTTTGCCCTCGCCTGCTGCACCAAGTACTTGCCAAACTTATTAAGAACGGCCTCTATACGCTCCTCCCGTGTCATTAGCAAACGCTGATTTCGGTGTTGGCAAGCAATACATCAAAGTTAGCAGTCCAACCGGCAAGCAGGTTTTCAAAGCGTTCCGTAAACGGGGTGCAAACGGGATTGCCGTCAAGTTGGTACAAGTCGGAGTACAGGGTGCCTCTGCGTAATTCTTGCACCACATCGTTGATGACGGCAAGCTGCGTATTGAGGATGTCCTGCTCGTTGCTCGTGCCGTAGAACGGCTCTGCTTGGTCACGTGGGTTCTCTTTGGTTTCATCTACCAAGTCCATACAAACCAAGCTCACGCTCATACGCACTACCTGCCCCTCGAAGGTGGCTTGGTTGATGACAATATGCGACAGGGGAAAGATGGTCTGCTTGTTTAGGTCAACGTCAAACAGGTCACCTGTCGTGACTACGTTGACTTGGCTGTGTGCTTCAAGGGTGTCCTTGAGCTTGGTGGTGATGTCGTAGAACTGCCTCATTTCATAGATTTTTTTAGTAGGTCGCTTTCCGCTTCTTGCTTTTGTTTTTCAAAGGTGAGGAACTGAAGGCACTCGTGTAGCTCAAGTTTGGATATGTCTGCAAATCGCCTAACATCTCCTTGAGCAAGTTGATAGAATGTAGCATACCATCCCCATCTCTTGCTGAACTGTCCTTGCTTTGTGTAGTCATCAAGGGCGTCTTCTCCTCCTCCAAATAGCTCATCGTAGCTTGCAAGAGTTCGTTCCCTAAACGATAAAAAAAAAGCACCGCACCAAGCGCAACACTCATCGGAGCCTGTTTCATTAGGTCGGCATATTTGCCTGCTGATTCGTACGGCTCAATCAGGTAGCGGTTCTTCACCTTCTGCGTAACCGGGCGGTACAACACCGCCATCGTCTTGTGCATATACTGCACGTCTTGCAGGTAGGTGTCTAAATCCACAAATTCACCATAGGTGATGTTATCCAATTCAGGGACAAAGCCAAACTCCTGTTCACCAATCGTGAACGTAGGCACAAGCTGCGGCTTTTGGTCAAGCATACCCTGTATGTGCTTGGTAACGTGGCTCACGTCTTTGATGCGCACGTTGGGCAGGTCAGCAAGCGGCAGGCCACAAAAGATTTCAAGCATCTTGTGGGTAAGGAACTCCTCGTCACCTTCCAAGCGTGCAAAGCGTTGGTATTGGTCAACGGTGATTTCCGACAGGTCGGTGGGGACTGTTACCTTGAGTTCCATCTAATAAAATAACCTTTTGAATTTAGCGTATAGCATACCGCCCGTAGTTGGGCTTGGATAGCTTGTTGTATGTTGCGTAGCGCATTGCATCTATTGCGTGGTTAAACGCATCTATGGGCTTGTTAAGCAGGTTGCCGTTCTTGTCTTCCGTCCACTTGTAGTTCTGCATTTCCTTGATTAGGTTGCTGCTTCGTGGTGTGACGAATAGCTTGTGCCGCTTCAGTACGTCAATACCCACTATAACGCTATCTGCGCCCTTCTGCGTGGGTTTTACGTTCCATCCCATACGATGCAGCTCCTCAATGGATTTGGGTTCAGCAGAGTCCGCAAAAACTTCCGTGTGCCTGTCAAGGTTTAGGTCTTTGAGTCGGTTGCTGATGTCGGGGTTGGTCAAGCCGGTTTGGTAAATAAGTTCATCGGCATACAGGTTGTCACCTGCTTTATAAACCGCAACAAGCGAGGTCGGGTCGTTGGTGTAGCCAAAGTCCATCCCGTAGGCGAGCAAGGTGGCGTCAGCAGGGATGTCATTGGTGCCGAATTGGAAGATGGTAGCACGGCTCATACCACGCTCACCTAAGCCGTAGATACGCCAATAGTCCTCGTCCGTTTCCTTTAGGCGTTCAATCTCGGCTTTGATGCCTGCATCAAGGAACGGGTTGTCAAGGTAGGTGGTTTGGTAGAAGTCGCAGTCATCACGAGGCACCACCTTATCGTATATCCAATGAAACGCATCCGAAGGGTTGTAGTCAAGGATTGCCCTGCCTTCGGTACGCAGGATGAGCTGCTGCCAATCCTCATACGTTAGCTCGTTGGCCTCGTTGATGTAAAGTAGGTCACGCTTACGGCCTCGTATCTTTTGCGGTTGGTCAAGACTGATGAACTCTACCAAGTTGCCGTTCAGGTAGTACTCGTGGCTTGACTTGTTGTGGTACTCCTCACGGTACAGGTCGTGGCTGCGCAGTATTTCAAAGAAGTCACGCATTACCGAAGCCCTTAAAGAAGGGAACGTCTTTCGGCATATCGTGATGGTCTTGTCCGTATGTTGGTCCGTATAATAGAAAATTACCCAAAGCAGGATATTGTATGTTTTTCCGCTTCGGGTTCCGCCCTGCTCAACGACTATCTTCTTGTCGCTGCGCTTTAGGTGGTTGAATACCTTATTGGTCTGAATCTTCCCCAAGCACCTCAATTTGGAACATCTTGCCGCCTACGGCTTCAATCTCTTGGCGTTCAATATATCCTCGTTTCTTGCCTTTGGTCTTTAGGTAGAAGATTGTAGCAGCCGTGCTGCCCTTCATTATTTGTGCGTGCAGTTGGCTTTCGGCAAAGTCAAGGGCTACGGCCTCAATTTCGTCTATCTCCTTTTTAAACGCCTCGTCCGTTTTGTAGTACTCGTAAAAGGTGGTGCGGCTGACGCCTACCTTTTTGCAGGCAGTAGTCACCACACCGAGTGAGGCCTCCATTGCTTCAATCAACGCCCTTTTTGTATGTTCAACTCTGTTAGACATTTTCAAAAGATTTTAAAGGGTAGAATACAAGCGAATTACGATACCCACCTTCAGCCGTTGGTTCAATGGGCGTTACTCCGTGCATATTGCGCCAAGCCGGGTAGACGAGGATGGAGTTGTCACATTGGTCAATTGTTGCTCCGTAGTCGGGGATGTTGAGGTTGCCCCCGATGCTATTCTCACGCTTGGTGATGATGACGTTTACCGCCCCGATGATGTTGGCTGCATCACGGTGGAATGGTGCAGGGATGTTGTAGTTTGAAATGCTGCTCGTAAACAGGTCACCAAACCGCCACTTCTTGTCGGTTTTTTCAAGCAGCTTCTTTTGGGCTTCGTATTGTTCGGGCATAATGTCCCGTATGATGCCTTCTGATTCCTTGCAGAGCATTAGCATAGCTTTGATGAAGGTGCTTGCTGACTTTACCCCGTGTACGCTGCTGATACTTGGGTAGGGTCTGCGCATATGGGGCTTGGGCGGTACGCTACCGATGATGGTTGAGTATTGGCGCACTTCGCCTTCGCTATCTCGCAAGCCGCTTGACCTTCGCATTTCGCTTTTGGGGACTCGGTTGCTGCGCAGTTCGGTGTTGGCTATTTGTGCGAGCTGCTTTCCCTTTTCAGTTAGGCTGCGCATATAGAAACCAACAGGAACACCCTCAAAGGTAAACACACAGTCCTCTGTGATGTTTGGGGTTATCTGCCCACACTTGTCACCAATCTTTACGGTGTGGTCTAATTGGATTAGTTCAATTTTTTTCATAGCAAAAAACATTAGTACAAGGAACAACGAAACGCTTTGGCATTACGTCATCAGGAAGGTCGTAGAACCTTTTGTCCTGTATTTCAATTTTGTTATATACCTTTTTTTGGTTGTCTACGGCTTTTCTGAATCTTGATAGGCTCGGGTCAATGTCAAAGCTCCATTCGTATACGAGCTTCTTGAATACCTTGTTGGTGTTCTCAAGTATGGGCATCTCTGCACCTTCAATATCCATTTTGCAGCAATCGAATGCTGCGGCCTCCTCGTCAAAGTTTATGCACTTGACCTTGATGCCTTTGTTATTCCACTTCTTGACGATGGAGTTGCGCCATACGTTGTTATTGTTCCCGATGAACAGGTACGCTTCTTTTTTGTCGTTGTGGACAAGAGCTACCTGCTTGATGGTTGCGGTAAAGCCGTTCAGCTTCAAGTTCTTCTCAATCATTTCGCAGTTATACGGGTCGGGTTCGTAGACTGTTACTTCTGCACCTTTAGAAGCTGCAAGTAAAGTGAACGCACCTACGTTGCCACCGCAGTCCATCCACTTTTCACCTGCGTTGATTGTCATACCCTTTTTTAGGTAAGTAGACCTTCCTATGACTTCGTTGAAAGTTTTGAGGTCGGAATATCCTTCCCGATAGTAGAACTTGATTCCTTTTATTTCGCCTTGTTGCAGCTTCATAGCTTGTCTTTCTCGGCCTTTAGGTACTCTATAATCATACCACCGATGTAGGCCTCACGCTCACGCCAAAACTTGATAAGGGATTGTGCTTCTTCGTAGTGGTCAGGTTCAAACTCAATCTGAATGGCTTTGCGTACTCCGCTTTCCATATCGGCAAGCTCATCGCTCAAGTCCTCGTCATCAAGAATTGAGTAGTCCGGCTCTTGCGCAGGCTGCCAAACGTCAAGCCCCCACTCCACGAGTGAGTCGGCTTCCCATTGGTTTGCCAATACTTCCCAATCCCATTCACCGAAGCCCACGTTGTCCTTGATGATGAACTCTGCCTTTTGCTGCTCGTTCAGTTGGTCGGCAATGATAACAGGCACTTCTTTAAGCCCTGCGGCTACACAGGCCTTTAGGCGCATATTTCCGCCCAAGACCACCATATTGCTATCCACCACAATAGGACGCAGCTCAAGCATCTGCGGAAACTCCTCAATGGACTTTACGAGCTTCTTGAACTTGTCATCCTTGATGATGCGTGGGTTAGCAGGGTTCGGGATGATTTTGGAAATACTGATACGTTCCATAATTAAATAACCTTATTTGTTAATCCGAAGGTAATGAATTTCTTTGAGCATTTCTTTGTAGTACTTTAGGTCACCGTATGTGTTGTGACATTGCCTGCAAACTGCCATCAGGTTTTCTATGGTGTCCGCCTGTTTGCTCCCTCCCATACCCCGTGCTTCTATGTGGTGGATGTCCACCGCTTTGGCTCCGCATATTTCACAGGGGATGAAGTCGGTTGTGTCGTACCCCATTGCCTTCAGGTAGACCTTTGTGTGGTTCTTCACTTTTGGTAAATCCAACAATCGTCAATGAACGTGGCGTGGGGCAGGAGTTCGTCTACTGCTTTGATTACGCCTTTCCAATTTTCGTGGTAATCGTCTCCTGCTATGTAGCCCCCTTTCTTTACTTTGGGCAGCCATAGCTTGATGTCTTCTTTCACGGCCTCGTAGGAGTGGTCAAGGTCTATGAATACTACGTCAAGGGATTCGTTGGCGAACTTCTTTGCTGCGGTCTTGGATGTTGCTTTGATGGCCTTGAACTTACGCTCACCCATATTCTCCAAAAAAAGCTTATAGATGTCTTTGGTCTTGGCGAGCTTATAGTATGAGTCTATGTACTCTGCCGTGCCTTTGAACGAGTCCACGATTGTGACATTTATTCCGTGAGCTTTGTCACATAAATAGGCAGAGGACTTGCCGAGCCACGCTCCGAGTTCTACGAACGAGCCTCCTTCAGGAACTTTGGATAGGAGGTAGTCGTATGCTGCTTGGTGGTTGAACCACCCGTCAATGTCTTGGTATCGTTTCATTTGAGTGCGTTGTAGTAACAAAGATAGGCATCTACGCAGATGAGTGTGCCTCGTTTGGATGCTGCTTCAGCA